TGCCGCGATAATACCGCCTCTCTGGCCTCGTCCCCCAAACCCGTGACATCCCCGCTTGCAGTCGAAGCCGTCACGCCAGCCAGAAAAGCCGGATTTTTCACGAGGAATTGCAAACCTGTCTGGATCGCATCCTGCAAATCCCGATATTTCCGCTTCACATAGTCCACGAATCCGAGACGGCCCGCTTCCTCATGGACCTCCACATACCACGCGCGACGGCGGCCGGCGGACACTTCGAGCTGAATCTTCGACGGCCCGGACTTGTAGACCGCATACTCGACGCTCCGGGCGGCCTTCCCGGTCTTTCGGGCCAATCCGATTCCAGGGCCTCTCCGCGGTTTCGAGAATCGGTCCCGAACGACATCTTTCCTGATCTGCTTCCCGACCGATTTCAGAGCGCGATCGAGATAGGCTCGAATCTCGGATTCCAGCCTTCCGAGCTGAACGCCCGCAGAACTTCCGTAGGATGCCATCCGACGCGCCTCCTGAGTCTGCTTCCGGGCTCCTCCCTGGAGCCCGCAAGAAGACCCCCAGGGGGAGGTTGCCCCTCCCCCCAGGGGTGGACCGTCTATGTCTGGCTTCCTACGCCACCTTCATCAAATGCCCCTGAGCGGCATCGCGAACCTTCTCGAAGAGATCGTGACGCGCCCGGAGCACTTCGCCGCGGACCTGCTCCTCGCGATACGTCTCGACGAGGAGATCGGTCGGAGACTCCGGAACCCAGAGGGCCGTGCGAGCCACGCAAGGCTCATCGATCGGATCGCGATCCATCGCGGTCCGACAGACCATGACATAGGTCTGGCTCCAGATGTCCGAAAGGCTCGCCGTCTGCCCTTCATCCGCCGTGTTCTTCACCGCGCCGCCGACGATCAGCTTCTGAAGTCCGAAGATCGAAGCGAGCGCCCCGCGGATCATCGCCTCCGTGATGAGTTCCGCGCCCGGAAAACGGTTCCGGATGCCGTCGTTCTTGAGAAGGTTCTGCAGGTTCGCCTCCGAAAGGACGAGCGAATTGGGCGGCATCCCGGTGCCCGCCCTGACCTTCTCCTTCGCCGCCAGAATCTGCCCGATGACGTCCGTAGTCACCGTCGACCACGGCGTGCCCGAATTGTCCGTGTAAAGCGCCGACCCGCTCCAGGTGGTCGTATTCTGGATGAGCGCGGCAACCCGGATTTCCCGCTGAGTCTTGAGCCGCCGAATCACCTGCCGGAGCGTCGCGGCCTCGTGGTCGAAGTCGCTCTGATAGAGCCTCCGCTGACGGTCGTCCACCACCGCCTCGAGGCCGTACTCCTTGGTGGAAAAGCTGTCGTCCTCCGCTCCGATCTCGATCCGCGAGTATCCGGCGCCCGGAGCCCGCTCCGCGGATGCGGACGCGAGCGCGCTTTCGCGCGTGATCCGGGAGAAGTTCCCGGCCTGAACCGCAGACTCAACGATCGGGCAGACCGCATCCGCGATGAACTGCGCCATATCAGGCGAGTCCATGTATTCCTGATAGGCGGCTCCGAGGTCGGGCCTCGGGGTCGCATAGGTGCCGCTGTAGTTCACCATCCCTCGTTCTCCGTGTCCTTTCCATTGTCACGCGCGCCTAACGGCGGGCGCGCAACGCCTGGCCGCATCGCTCCTACTGCCTGATGATGTCCACCACCAGCATCTCGAGCTCGCACTCGTTGTCCGCATGCGCCGCCGACCACTGAGCCGTAACCGTGACGGCCACATCTCCGGAGAGGTCGATCGCCGTGGGAACGATGCCCGTAACCCTCGCCGTGCCGGTCGTGAGCACGCCAAGTCCGGCCACGCCGCCGGACACGATGTTCCCGCCAGCGCCGACCGCCCGAACGACGACGTAAACGTCGATCACCCCGACGTCGAGATCCGCGACGTCGATCGCCGCCGTCGCGCCGATCACGAGCGATCCGAGCTTCATCCTCAGAGTGAGCGTGTCGGCCCCGTTGTTGTCCTCGACGTTCACCTTCGACATGCAGTGGATCACATCGCCGGCCCGAAGCATCGCCCCGTCGATGGTCTTCGACTTGTCGAAGGCCGTTTCCGTGGTCGTGTTCTCGACCTGAGCCGAAGTCGCGATGTTCGCGAAGAGCAGACGCGAACGGTTGGAGGACCCGACCGGAGCCGCTTCGATGATCGAGCCGTCCCCGGTCCCGGCCTCGAAGGCTTCGTACAGGCCCGGCCCGTCCGTCGTCGGGACGTCGTTGACCTTGCCGTCATCGGCGCCGTAGAGGATGTCCCCCGCGTCCACGGCGGCCGAGCAGGTGACTTTCCGGGTTCCAGGGAAGTTGTCGAGCTTGATCGTGACGGGATCGCCGCTCGCGGCCGCAAACTTGGTCAGCCCAATCCCGGCGTCGTCCGCGTCCGCGTAAACCGCCTGCTGGCTCGAGTTGAGTTTCACCCGGCGATACGCCGCGAGGGCTTCTCCGGCCGTCCGAGTGACCAGGCCGGTCTCGTTCTCCTGGCTTCCGCTTGCCATGTCTTATTCTCCTTCTTCCTTTCCGTGCGACTCAGCGTCCACTTGCCCGCGCGAAATGCGCTAGGCGATGCCGAGCTTGATCTTCCGCTCCCTCACCTCGGGAGCCCGCGCCTGCTGGGCCGCCAGATAGTCCGCGTGAAGCTTCGGCCGCGTCCTGGCGATGTAGGACATCGCCTGAGTGATGCCGATCTTCTTGTCGGCGGAATAGCGGCGCGCCGCCTCCATGAAATCCGCGCCCGCTTCGGGATCGGCTCCCGCCGACACCGGAGGACTCCCCGAAACGATCTTGACGACCGCCGAGGACTTCTCGGCCGCCGCGGAGGCTTCGGCTTTCAGCCTGGCTTCGAGCTTCGCCTTCTCCGCACGCTCCTCCGACAGCTTCGCCTGAAGCACGTCCGCATATGCGGCTTTGGCGGATTCCACGCTCGCGCCCTTCTCGAATTCCGAAAGCGCGAATGCGAGATCCTCCGGAAACGCCGCCTTCAGCGCCGCCAGACGCGCCCGATCGGCTTTCACCGCCTCTTCGGGACTGACAGCCTTGCTCCCTCCGTCCTTGTGATCCATGACACGATCCTCCGCAACGGCGCCTCTCTCCAGAGCCGCCGCGCCGGTGACGCCCCCCGGTGCCGCGGTTATGTTCCTGACGTCATCGATAAGGCCGATCGCTTTTGCCTGGCTGGCAAGCCAGACCTGACCCGTAGCCCACGTCCTGACCAGATCCGCTTCCACCCTCCGGCCTCGGGCGACGGATGCCACGAAAGCTTCGGCCATCCCGTCCACCACCCGGCGGTATCCAGCCAACTGCTCTTCGCTGATCGGAACTCCAGGAGTTCCCATCCCCTTGTGCGGCCCCGACGCGATCAGATGGACCTTGAATCCCGCCCTCTCGGCCGCCCGCGAGCTGTCTACGAATGCCGTATAGACCCCGATCGACCCTACGATCGCGTTGGGATTGGCGGATACTTCCAGCGCCTGCGAAGCCAGCCAATACGCCCCCGAAGCCCCCATATCCTCGATCTCGGCCGAGATCGGCTTCGTTTTCCCTGCGGCGTGGATCGCATCCGCCGTTTCCTGAGAACCGGCCACCTGGCCTCCGGGGCTTTCGATCCTGAGCCTGATTTCCTTCGCGCGGGAAGCCACGGCCTCGGCAAGATCGGTTCGGATCTCGTCGTATCCCGTCGCGCTGATCCCCCACCATCTGACCCATTGGGGAACCTTCTTGAGAAGCACGCCTTTGATGTCGATCACGGCTACGCCGTTCTCGATTTTAAGTCCCGGCCGGCCGGAACTTTCGTCATCGTCCCCGAAGAGACCCGTCATAGGCTCGCGGGTTCCGCCCGCCGCGAGCTCCGAGAACTTCGCATCCGCAAGCGCCGCTTCGCCGAGGAATCCCTCGAGCTTGCGGGGTTCCATGACCCAAGCTTCCCCGAGAAGCGAGGACAGAATCGGACTATTCATCCCGGCTTTCCTCCGGCTCAGACTTCGGGGCCTCCGACGACTCCTCGGATTCCGTTTCCGCAACGGCGGCTCCGGAAGATCCCGGTATCCTGTTGCCGGCGAAATACTGCCACGGAACATCCACGCCAGTGTCCTTCTTGACCCGTGCCGAGGTTTCGATCGCCCTCTTGACTTCCGCTTCCCTGGCTTCGAGCACCTGGTCGATGTCCAACCCTTGCATTTTGAGCACTTGAGCGAGCGTTCCGAAACTGCGGTCTATCTTCTCGCCGTAAGCCTGCGCTTCCTTGAGCTGATCGATCCAGGGGAAACTTCCTCGCACCCATTCGTGGCGAAGGAAATCGTCGACCATCGGAAGCTCGTCCTTTGCGACCATCCGCCGGATGAACCACTCATACACCGGCCGATGGAAGAAGTCCTCGATCAGCAACTGCCAGCTTTGGAAAGTGGCGAAAGCCTGCTCCAGGACCGCCCGGCTCTGGGAGTAGTTGGATTTCGTCCAGTCGAGGAAAATGACCTCAAGCGGCATTCCGATAGCCTGGCCGATGAGCCGGAGGAACGTAGTCAAGGACTCGGTAAAATCCTTGCCTGGAATGTTCCGCTCGATCCCTTTGACTTCCTCGCCTGGCTCGCCGTGGAAGATCACGCCTCCATCGAAAAGATGAAGCCGCGACGTCACGTCGCCCTCTTCCGCGGGAGACTTCGAGCTGTCCTCCACGCTCTCCTGATAGGCAAGCGTACTTGCCCCCTGGCGAGTGACGGAAAGCGCCATTCTCGAAAGCAACTGCCATGCGAGCGCCTCGGAATCGCACACATCCACCACCCGATGGAGCATCGAAAAGGCGCTCTGAGCGCATGGAACTCCGCGGGAGGAACTCGGCCGCTCAGGATCGACTATGAAAATGAAATCCTCTGCCGGTATCCTCCGCTTGCGCGAAAGATCGGGGCCCCCAGCCTCGGCATAAGGACTCACCCAGAACGCGATCGGACGCCCGTACTCGTCTTTTTCGATCCCGTCGTCCGAATAGTTGGGGCCTTTGATCTGTTCGGATTCGATGAGTTGGAGCAATCCATCTTCGGTCTTGACCGCGCCGTGATCCCCCGTGGTCAAGAGTTCCCTGGAGACCATGAATTCGACGCGCCTTCCGGAAAGCGTGTTCCTGATCTCCGGCCGCTTCCAATATTCGGACCAGAGGCGCTCGGCTTCCCGATCAAAGTCCGCGTTTCCGCTCCTGGCTTGGAGCGTGAATCCGTTCCCGATGATGTACTGCGCGGCCCGGTTGATCATGCCGCGATAGATCGAGTTGTCCCGCATGAATTCGCGGGATTGGAGGATCATCCGCTCCCGGTCGTATTTGGCGTGATAGTCCCCAGATCCGGGAGTCGGAAACTGGCCGTTGCGCACAGCAACCGCCGCGGAATGGTATCCCAGCGCGCTCCAAGTCCTTCGGATATGAACGACATCCCGCGGACCGCTCGGAACCGCGCTTCTCCGAGAAACGCCGTCGGACGGTCCGGGACGGGGCTTGGCGTCCGCGCGCTTCTTCCTGCGGAGCCGCTTTCGGCTCATGACCGGCCGACCCCGCGAGGTCCGATCACCACCCCTCGCGTAAAGGAACTGCGCGTCCCCGCCGCGGCTCCGGCTATGGAAGCCTCGGAGCTTTCGCGCTTCATCAAGTCCTGGAGATATTGCGAAAGCTCGCTTTTGCTGTGATTCTTCCCCTGAGTCTGGTAGCTTCCGTTCCGGATCGCATTCGCGACTTCGCCGATGTGAAGCGCAAGTCTCGAAAGCCGGGTCGCCGAGCCTTCCGGATAGGTGATCCAGTCCTCGTAAGTCCACTCGGCGGCGGTCGCCATCGCTTGAAAGTCTAAGAGAATGTCAAGACATTTCAAGCCCCTAAACCCCCGAAAAGGGGTTTACTTAAACAAGCCTCCCCGCGACCTTGTAGCCCATCCGGCAGATCGGCGCTCGGCATCTCCGATACTGCACCGCCCCATCCGTGCTTACCCGCTCTGTGTTGATCGACCCGCATCGGGGGCAACGGGACTTCGTGTCGAAACTCCAGGCCCGGCTGGACGGCCCGTTCATCACGGATTCCGACCCACGGGAATTCTGCTCGGCCGCCTGCGCTTTCGCCTTCCTGGCCATCGTCTCCTCCTCTTCCATTTCCGATCAGTATCTCGTCCGAACCCAACCTCTGACATCCCGTTTCGGAGGCCGAATCCCGGCGGGGACCGGAAGCTTGGCGGACGACTTCACCAGTCGGACGCCTTCCAGGTCGGCCGCGAGGCGGGCCATGGCGGATGTGTCCAGGTAGTGATTCGTCCTGCTCTTCACCACCCAGACCACTTTCGGCTCCTTGTCGCCCGTGCTTTTGATCTCGCGCTGTTCGGCTACGATCATGCGTGCGAACGTCCTTAACTGCGCGTCCGTCTTCTCCCCGCGAAAGATCGTGATAGATCCGGGAGCTCCTTGCGCGGCTCCGAATCCGTCGTGAATGTGGGCCTTCCAGTAGTCCGAATGGAAGTTCAACAGCCGAATCCCTCCGGGCTGAAGGCTCACCAGCCATTGATTGCCGACGTGCCGCGTCTCGCTCGGTTCGCTTGCGGAAGGATCTCTCCA